TTCATTGAGTGTATAGTGGCAGGTGAAGGGTGATTAGATTTAATTTGTACTGTTAGGTTTGTGTTTCTATCATAGACTGGTATGGTATGTAGATAGCTACTTGCAATAGCAGGTGTACTAGCTAGTATATTATCCCACTCTTTTGATTCAACTGTATATGTATAATCATCTCTACCCTTACGTTTTAAGGTAACATCTATAACACCAACATCTCCAAAGTCAAAGTTCATCCTATGTATAACAAGAGACCCACGTGTTTCGGAAGCCATTTTCTCTCCCTCTGGTCTCATCATGTATATCGTAGGTAGTTCAACTTCAAATTCATACTCATATCCTATAATAACATCTGTATTAACTGCACTTGTAGAGGCACCAGCTTCCGTAGAAGTCTTCCAATTACCAGGTAAGGTAACTGTTTGGTTAGGTGCTGTACCAGTAATAGCAGAGGCAGGTATATCATAACTCTTACCTAATGCATCACTATCTGTTATACAATATGCTGATAGGTTTCGAGTACTATAATAACCAGCTCCTAATGTAAATGTTGTTACATCAGTTGCACCGTTATATGTTAAGTCTCCAGATGCAAAAGTTTTTTTAGTATCTAGATGTACCCTATTATCGTCTGGGGCATTCCCTATCATTAATGTATCTGATTTAATTTTTATGTCAAATTTTTCAAAGGTAAATGTAGAGCCTGTATTAAGGACTGCATAATATACATCATCAATAATAGTATGATATACTAAGTTATTAGGTAATGTCCATCTAAACCATGCGGTTTGAGACTTCCTACCTTCTGATATATAGAATTTATAACCCCATACTTCATTAGATGCAGTGTGTAATGTACTATCTACACCAAATAATACCATCTGGTTCTCTACTGAACCAGTCATCATACTGGTATTAACAGGGAATAGGTTATATATACCCTTACTTTGTTCAGCTATTTGAGGTTCTTGTCTTTGAGACACAGCTGCCATTTCAAAGAAACGAGTATTTTTAGCTGTACTATTTAAGAATCCTATAGTAACACCTAGTTCAATAGGGCTAGTATCAGGGTTAAAAGCATGTGATGATACGTAACTGATCTTAGCAGTCTCAGGGGTTAAGAGAGCTTCGGCACCTGAACTTAATAAAAACTGTTCACTAGCACTAAAGATAACTAAACCACCAGCTTGTTCAACAGCGTCGTATAATTTGGTTGGATATGTAGAGCTAGACTGTAAATCAATTGGATCTGCATTGGAAATTGCCATTGCAGTTTTGTTCCAAAAATTATAGAAGTCATTAACTCTAGATAATATAACATTCTCAGCACTTAATAAGGCTATCCTATTACGGAAGAATACCATCTTCTGAATAGTCTGCCCTATGAATGAAGGTTCTGGGTTTGTAATGTCATCACCACAGTCTCGTTTAGACCAATCAGGATAAGAGAATCTGAAAGCACCATTAGAGTAAGTTTGAGAACCACCACCATTAATTGAGAATGAACCTGGAAGCACTCTAGTAAGGGCTAGAGGCATCGTTGTATTATCTATCTCTATATCTTTACCAGGCTGTACTACCTCTTCCCACACGCCCTCTCCGAAGCGAGCTGGAGTGAATGTACAATTTCCTGATGTATTTCCATTTCCACTATGAGTGAAAGTAAATGTATTTGTAGTTGTTCCACCAGTAATAGTAAAGAATCCGTCTCCTGCTCCTCCACTGGTAACATCTAATATAAATTGATCTCCATTTGACAAACCATGATTAGCACACGTTACAGTCAATGTAGAACCAGATCTAGAATATGTACCAGTCTGTGTTAATGGATCGTCAGCTGTATCTGTAACACCTTCTACGTTAAACTTAAGGAAATAATCATCTTGATTCTCTTCACTATTTACTACACGTACAACATAACCATGACGACATGCAGTAGGTAGATCAGCGATAGTATTCACTTCACTTGTAGTAATACTCATCAAGGTTTTTTCAGTTGTGGTTACACCAAATCGTGTACGACGATATAAATGTATACCATTACCAACAATTGTTGCTGTAATACCTGTACCAGATATACCATCTAATGTAGATTTTATTTGTCCTAAAATACCACCTGCTGACACATGTTCTTCAGAGTTTGAAGATGTAGCTTGTGGACGTACCATTGCTATATTAGCTCTGGATGTTACTGTTACATGATTTGTAATTTTTACAGTAGTAGTAAGTCCTTTCTCAGAAGTATGTTGATGAGTATCATTTGTAGTCCAACCTTCTCCACCAAATTGTAACTTAGCATAAGTTTGGTATGTGTCATGATAATTATCCATAGCTTCATCGTCACTATGGTTATTATCAGGTTGAGGTGTGCATCTAGCATCCATCTCATACCTAAGATTAGTCTTACCACCTGCACTTGCGTTAGGAGGTGATGTACCATGTATAGATGTACCTGTATTAACTGTTATATATTCTCTACCAGCACCATCACAGTCTCCATTACCTGGCTGGTTAGCACTTGTAGAGCTAGTACCATCGAGAGATACATCTTCATCAGCTGCTATTGAAGTAGCACGTGTATAAGAATATGTTGTATTATCGTCAGGGTCGTAGAGATCTAAAGCATATTGTTTACCATACGCTATACTATCAAGTTGTATGTAAGCTTCAAATGGTTGAGTAGGAGATTTAGATGCTGCATCTCTTTTCATATCAACAGTCTTACGTCTGTTAACAAAGAAGGTTGTTTCGTTAATTGTTAACGCCTGTATATCTGAAGACTTCTCATCTGATAATGCAGTATTATCTAAGTAAGTTGCGACACCTGATCCAGCAATATTTGCATAGTCCACGGGTATCTCAACACCATCACTACATCTAAATATTTTAACACCTCCATCAGCTGCAACTTGTCCAACATAAGATTCATCGTCTCTTGTATAAATAGTAAACCATTTTGAATTAGCAGCGGTAGATGGAGATATAGCAGATATTAAATGACTGCCAGGACGTTTAGTTAATTGTTCTACAACGTCAGGTAAGCCATTAACAAGGTCATTTACTTGACCTGGAAATTTCTTTTCATCTGGTTGTTGACTGATACCTAGCACATAGTTAGGTATCTTCTGGGTAACACTAGCCATTATCTTCTAAGCATTTGATAAGGTTTGTAAGGTTGATAAGCTGACTCATCTGGCCAACCGAAGAATGAATGATCACCTTGGTTGCATTCATATTCCATACATGCAGCTCTAGATTGTAGCTCGTATGTAGATAACATCTGTTGTAGTTGAGCGTTAGATACTAATTGTACAGCAGCTCGACCTGATGCTTTATAGATTATATATCTTTGGAAGCAAGTAGGGATATCCTCAAAGTTAAGGAGTCTTACTTTATTTACATAGAAATAATCATCATCTGGGTATTCAAATGTATGATTTACTCTATCATATAATTTCCAAATACCATCAGAATCTTTTCGTCTAACAAAGTCACGGGTTCTATCCCACTCATCTGTATTATCTATACGAATAACATCTGATTCAATAATGATTTTATTATCACTAGCGTTAACGTTTTCTTTTATATGGTATTCAAGATTAAAAGTCCAACCCTCATTCTGGACATCTTGGTTTACCTCTTTCAATATATTATATATGAAAGATATTTCAGGGTTATTAAAATCTATACCAGAGATGGGGGCTTGACCAATACTACCAAGAATTGCATTCACTGCGGATAGTTCGGTATCGATGGTTACAGTCGTGGTAGTCATAGTTAAGAATTATATAAAAAAAGGGGAACCGAAGTCCCCCATTGAGTTATGTGTATTGTCCACCGACAACGGCACATGTGTCTACTACACCTGAGCTACCAACGGTAGCGTATGCTAGACGTAAATTTTTAGTTGTGGAGGCTACAGCTGATGCTGAACCTGATCCACTTGTATCAGAAGGAGAGATACGTGTTTCTGTTCCTGCACCGCAAGAACCGTATTCTCCAACTGCTGAAGGAGCTGCCATAATATTTAGTTAGTTAAGAAACTGTACCTATGTTAGCAGGACTCAAATGCTTCCGACCATACTCCAATGGAGTTGGTGGGTTCTTAGTGACTGATTGATCAACTTGACCAATGCCACTAAGATTCGCACCGTTCCCTTTAACTCTAGTTATAGTTGTAGATGTTCCAGGGTTAAGTGACATAATTAGCTACGTGCTGAAGTTAGTTCAATTGCACCTGCAGGGTTTAGTGTTCCGACGCCCATTGCAAGTCTTCCAACCATAACATCACCTTGGTAAAGGACTGATACGTCCCCGCCTGTTACTTGAACTTGAGGTCCAACGGCTTCCACAATACCTGCAGCATCTCTTTGATAGATCAAACCACAGTGTGTAGAGAAGTCACCATTGTATGTATTGTTCTCACCAGATACAGAGTTAACTGTACCAGCTAAGAATGGTAGGTTGTTAGAACGCTTGATTTGAATACCAGCAATTTCAACTAGACCTTCACCAGAGTTTAGGTTACCTTGTGAGTTACCATAGTCTCTGTTTAGGATGTTAGAAGATACCTGAGATACAAGAGCGTAGTACTGACGTGGGTTTAGTACGGCTGTACGTCCTGTCTTAGGTAGGTTCTTTT